GCATGTATATTCTATCTTGAGCATCTCTTTTATCGACTTCGATTGAATACTTTACTTGACCACCCTTGTCTATATTTAAATCTGATATATCAACAGTATTTATAAAAGTAGTTCCCATGCCTGTTACGCCCATATTAGATGTAGAATTACCACTACCAGTAATCTGAGCACACTTATCAGTTCCTAATTGACCGCAAGTATTACCCGAGGGCATGGATGCTGGACCCTGGCCACCCCAATCAATATCCATATCGCCCTCTTTATTAGAAATTACATAGTTATTATCTCCGTCTAGGATGTTTCCAGAATCTTCGTTTGTAACAGTTTGAGTAGTGGTTGTAGTTGTCGTAGTAGTTGTCGTAACTATCTCTGTTCCTAAGTCTTCTTCAGTTATTTCTACTTGTATATCTTCGACTACAGTAACGCCAGGTTCACATAAACCTTCGGCGTTAGGAAGACATACGTCAGCTCTAGAATAAGAGCAGTAAAGAAAGAGCCATAAGGCCAAAATTCTTAAGACCATCGTTATCTCCTGTTGGTTGTTCTTCTATTTTTTGTGAAACATACTCTGGTTTATACTTACTTCCGTCTGGTATTTCATCAGGGTTATTAGACCAATACTCTTGAGCTTCTATTCCGATAGAGCCTTTCGCAGGGCACGGGGTGCCAGCATCTGTCATAGCGTCCCAAACACGAGGGTCTTGGCACAAGACAGACACTGCCGCAACCTTCATACCATAAGCATAAAGGCTACGACTTAGCTTTAGTTTTTGGCATAGCTCATCATCTATTACTATGCCACTAGCAAGTCCTACAATATTATTTTGTACACTTGCTCCTACACCTACTTTACAAATATCAGAATTAGAATTGATTATAGAGGGGGCATTTGCAGTAGGCGGTGTATTATTCGTAACAACCGTAGAACTAACAGTGTTAGTTTCAGCATTAGAATTAATAGAAAAAAACATGACAACAACAGTCATGAAAGCACAGAAGAGGTAGAAATAACCTAATTTCATTTTTTCTTCTTATGCTTTTTCCTTAAACTTTCTTTTCCTTTCTTAAATATACTGGCAACTTCTCTTTTTCCCATTACTTTCGCTCTTTGTTCGCCAACAGTAAGGATTTGAATTTTTCGTGCATACGGTTTTTTAACTCTTCGCACTTTTGCAACCGTTTTCCGTGCATCAGTCGGAGTAGCAAATTTGATGCCAACAGTATCTTTAGGGTTTTCATCTGTGTATAATCTTCTACCGCTCCCTTTAGGTTTTTTACCAGTTCCTTTTTTTGGATCTGCCATTACTTTTTAAATTTTTTAATTGCAAGATCTGATATTTTTAGTCCGAATGAACTTGCTATTGCTGCCAATAACGCCCATATATACCAGTCTGGTAGTTCATCTAGAGTAATAAATCCTTCTTTTAACTTTGTAATCCACTCAGGTTTATTTAAAAATATTGCAGCAAAAACTATAATGAGTGGAATCGAGAGTATAATTGTGAACCATTCGTCACGCCAAGAGCTTTGCATATTTTTTTGTGTTGCGATGGCGTAATCAATTTCGCCTTCAGCCATCTTTCTAACATGCGTTTGCTCAGCTTGAGCCATAAGTTTTTTAGTTTCAGTTTTAGTTTTAACAACGTCAACAACTCCCTTTATAATAGTAGGAACTAAATTTAAAAGCATTATACGTTCCCTACAATGTTAGCTAAATCATTAGCTCTATTAGGGGTTTGTTTAGCCCAACGACTATCTAACATTTCTTCTGAAGCTGTTTTATAGTCTTTATTTTCTAGTGCAGCTTTAAATTTTTTAAAACCACAAAGACGAGGATAACCTAACTGAAAACACATTTCTATAATTACTCCATATATATCTTCTGGATGTTCATCTTTATTAATAAATTTATTAGCATCTTCTACAGCTGTTTCAAAGTCTTTTTCAAAATATCGCATAACGATATCATCTGAGTATTCTACTCCTTCTTCTAAGTCATCAGATTGTAATACTAAGTGCCCTACACCAAAAGTTTTAAGACCTAAAGAATCTTTATATATCTTATTTATTTTACCTTCGTGTTTTATTATTCTTTGTTTAATTGCTTCCAAAATAACACTCTCCGTTCTTTTTTACGAATAGCAATTTTACACCATATTTATCTTGTTTACTAGTAGGTTTTCTATATATCATTTGACCATTCTTTTTTCTAAATGTTTCACTTTTAATATCTAAACCTATTAGTTCCTTACCATTAAATATAACTACGTCTATAAAACCAGTAACATGTACATTTTTAAAAACATGATAACCTTTTTTTAATAACCAAGAAATTGCTGAATGTTCAGCACTAGTGCCTTTTACTACTTTACTAAGAAACACTAGTTAAATATCTCTAACGAACCTACGCTTTCTACTATTTTATCGACCATTGAAGTTTTTTTAGGTGGTTCTTGATCTGCTTCAATCGCTTGAGTTCCTGACACAGCAGTTACTGTTCCTAGTTTTTCTTGATCAAGTAATGTTTTTATATATGTTTCTACATCTAATACGTTATCCATATAGTCTTCAGCACCAAATAATTTTATTGCTTTAGAAATTCCTCTTAAGATTGTTCTTTTTCTATTCAAAGGACCGAAAACTATATCAAGCCCTGCTCTAGTTATTACTGGTTCTTTTTCTATGTCTGTAATTTTTCTTTGAAAATTTAATAAAATATTTCCAATATCATCAAAAGCACCTATGAATTTAGCACCTCTTTGTTCGCCAAAGATATTTAGTAACATTTCTCTATTGTTATTAGTTTTTAAAAACTCTATAAGCTTAGCACCGTCAAATGCATACATGCCAGCTCTAGCATCATAAGATGTTGTAGCATCGTAAAATTCTCTTAAAAAGAATTTTTGAGTTTGTCTACGCACTTCTTGTGCTAGTGGTGCATCTCCTGATTTAATAATACTAATTATTTTATTAAATTGAGTAGGATTTTTTTTAAAATAATCTAAATAATTTGCAGGATCCATACTAGTAAATTCTTCATATTCTTTATTTACTCTTCCTAAAGCACTTTCTTTTCTTTTATTCATTGTTTTAACGTATTGATCAAATTTTCTAGGAGATTGCATTAGTTTCATAATGTTTTTATTTTCTCCTGTAAAAAAATTATCTATGTATTTGTTTGAAGCAAACCACTTATCTGCTTTCTTAGCAAGTTCGCTTGAAGGAATACTTAAATCACCTAAAACATTTTTTATGTAATCATCTATTATAGCTTGTTCAAATACTGCTTTTTTAGCTAAGTTAGGAGTTTGATTTAAGATACTTGCCATCTCAATAGCAAATCTTTCATTAGATAGCACGTGGTTTATAATATGACCGTCTGCTAATTTTACTTTGCCAGATTTAGATTGTATGAATAATTCATTAATAACATTATTATCAAAATCTTTTCTTAGATTTCTTAAATTATCGTAACTAGCAAATAATTCATTAGCATCATTTTTACTTAAATTTTTATTAACTCCTCTTCTTAGATCTCTTCTTAACGCAGATAATAACTGTCTAAACTCTGCTTTTTTAGCATCTGGTACATTTTTTAATGCGGCAGAAAAACTATCTGAAGATAAAGCATCTACATACTGTATAAGCTGTTGAGTTTGTTCTAAGCTTAATGTTTTAGTTTTTCTACCCTCTTTAGTAAAATCTAAGAAATTTTTAAATATGCTATATTCAGCACTTTTAGGATCTAATTCTCTTAAGAAGCTTCTATTGTTATCTATTAAATTTAAAGTTTTTCTAAAACTACTTAAAGTAACTAAATTGTTAGTTATGTCTTCAGAGTAATTACCTAATATTCTAGATACGTTATTTTCAATTGCTTCTAATTCAGTGTTGAGTAATTTTTTTTGTTGATTAAATATATTTGTAACGAAGTTAGTATTTTCTAATAAATCTATACCTCCGTCAGAACTTTTATTTATTAAATCATATATTTTACTAAAACTTGAAAAATCTTGAGTATAATTATCTAATATTTTTTGAGTATTTTTTTCTAAACCTTCACTTACTCCTGTTTGTATATTCTCTCCTAACTCACTTACTACTTGAGTTTTAGGAGTGGGTTCTTCTCCTAAAATTTTAGTTGTATATTCTTCTAAACTATTTTGAGATAAAATTATTTTTTGTTTATAAGCTTGATTATATTTATCAGCTAGTTCAGGTATTTTTTGTATACTATTTTCTTTTGTAAGTAAGTCATAACTACCAGTAGCTTCTCCTAAAGTTAATTGAACTTTAGCTGCACTATTACCTGTTACTTCTTGTATGTCTTTATTAATCTCATCTAGTTTATTTATAGTTGTAGAACCTGATTCAATAGCTGCAGTGCTTTCTTCTATCTCATCATCACTAAGTTTTTGTTTAGGAGATCCTAATTTATTCATAACAAACTTGTATGCTTTATCTGCTATCTTAGTTAATACCGCTGTACTTACTCCTGCAAATGCAGCATCTGGTAGAGAGTTTATGAATCTATCTCTAAATTCTTCTGCAGTTACTTCTTTTCCTGCTAACTTTTGATTAGTTATATAAGCACCCATTTGAGCTACTGACTCTACAAATCCTGCAGCCAAACCGGCTCCTACTGGTCCGCCTTTAGCGTATGCTGGTATTTCTAATAAAACACTTGCAATATCTTTAGTGAAGTATCCTAGATCGCCTTCAGAAAATCCAGGCTCATTTACAACTGACCAATTACCATCTCCTACTTTATACAATAATAAATTTTCATTTACATCTACATTAAATCCAGCATCTTTTAATTCTTGAATTCTATTTATATCTCTAGTCGATTCTGGTTCTAATTCACCAGCATACGCCATTTGAATATCTTGACCAGGGTTAAACGTTTGAATAACATTTCCTACATATTCTTTAATTATATCTGGACCCATGTTTGAAGAAGCACCGTACATTAGATTGTACATGAAGTTAGCATAACTATCAGTTTCTTGACTATTTAACCCTAGCATTTTTAAAGACGTAGTTTTACTAGGTACAAAATCTCCTAAAAATTCTAATTTAACGTTTTCTGGTACTACTGCATTAGTGAACTCTTCTGTTCCTGGTTGTAAAGGAAATTTAAATCTTACTTCTTTTTCTATTAAATATTCTTCTAATTCTTTATTGTAATCGTCAATGCCTTGCTTCATGACGTCAACATCGTAGCCTAAAACATCCGGTTGTTTTTCTTCTTTTGCTGTAGTATCTAATTCATTTATAAGTGTGTCTAGTTCAGATGTGCTTGAATTTTCTATTTTTTTTAATAATTCTTTGGACATTTTTACTCAATATCAACATCGTAATTAGGATAAAGTTGAATAATAATCGATGTATTAATATCTAAACCTGGATATTTTTCTACCCAAGCGTCATATATAGCATCGCCTGGTCCTGAATCTAATCTTAATATTTCTTGTCTCGCTTTCTCTCCTTCTGCTAAACTTAAAACTAAAGGCGTAGTTAAATCGTCAGGGTCAGCTGGTAAATTTAAAGTGTCTAATAAGCTTTCAGCTTCTTTACTTTTTGATAAAAATATTTTATCGCTAGGTTCTCCAAATGCTTCAGCAACTTCTACTCCGTTTATAGCTATTAATTTAGTAACATTACTGTATTGTCCGTCTTCTTTTCTAAAACCCCATTTATCCATTTGTTCATCTGTAATTCCTGATTTTTTCCACTCAGCATCTATCTTATCTTGTAAGACAGCGTTTCCATAGTTAGACGCTGTATAATATGTTTTACCATTATACTCTATACCTTTATTTGAAAAGGAAGTTGGTTGTTGGTTTAATTGACCATTCTTTATTATGAATTCTCTTTCAGCTTGATTTTTTAAAATATCATATTCTTTAAAAGCTAATAATTGAGATGAACGTAAACCAAATCCAAAAGCCCCTAAAGGTTTAGATGCTTTAATAACTCTCATATCGTTATCAGATACAGGGTATAAATTTTTAAGATCGTCTAATAAAAGATCAAACACATTAGCTTCTAAATCTTTAAATATTTCAAAATCTTTTACTTCTCTATTAACTATTCCTGCAAGAGTATTAGCAAGATCTGGACTTTTTTGAGCTACAAATTCTACGATAGGTGATAAAAGCGTATCTGCGTTAGTTATACCTTTTTGACCGTCTAATTGTGAAGCTAATCTAACATTTTCTTGTAATATATTTCTTTGTGTTATATTTGCATTGAGATCAAACTCTGTGAAAATTCTTTTATCTTCACTTTCAATTATAGGAAATTTTTGAGGATCGAATTCTTCGTCTGCTACTTTTTGAGTAGATAAAGCAAAATCTAAATAGTCTGTTATTTTTCCGTTTTCTAATTGAACAGTAGCATAGCCAGGTGTTCCTGACGCAAAACCTAAATCTGAAAAGTAAGGGTCGTTAGGTTTTATCGTATATCTTATTTGTTTAGTTGTTATTTTATCAGTAGTTTTATTTTTATCTCTATACTTCAATAAGTTTAATAATTTTTGTTGTTCAGCTTCACCCGTTTGAACTGCAGCATTAGCAACACGTGCGAAAGGAGAAGCGAAAGAAGGTGTTCCTGATTCTCTTGCTAATCGTAAAAAGAATTGAGTTCTAGGGTCCATAAGTCTTTCTCTAAATACTTCTTTACCAGGCGTATCAGTAAATGCAGCACCGTAAAGCGATCCAACATTCTCTGAACCTATTGGTAGTTTTTCAGCTGTAAGTGCGGCGGCCCTAAAAGTATCTAAATCAAAATCAGTCTTACCTGAAAAGATATCTCCTATGCTTCTAACACCTTCTGTAATTGTTCCGAAGATTCCTTTATTATTAGCCCCTAAACTTTCTTTTAATAAATCTCCTTGCTGTTCATTTAAATTAGCTAAACTTATAATATTATCTGCAAGAGCTATTTTTTCTTCGTAGTTTTGAAATTCTTTTTCAGCGTTTTTAAACTTATCTAAATCAGAAAGAATAGAAGTAGCATCTTGAGTTACCTGTTCCTGATCTGCTCTTTTGTCCATTAATTCAAGAACTTCTTCAGTAGACATTACTTCTTCCATACCAGGAAATCCTTCATTTGCTGCATTATAATTTATTATAGCGTTTTCAAATCTTTCTTCTCCACCATATTTTTCGTAAATACGATCTATACCTTCTTGATTTTTTTCTTTTATGAAGTTTTGAAGAATATTAAAATCTTCTTTTACATTTAAAGCCGTTGACATACTACCTCAGCTTTTTAAAATCTACATCTATTTTATTATAATCTACAGCTAAGAAACCATTAACGTTAATAGAAGCTTCTGGCACTTCTTGTGCTATTACACCTTGATATCTATTAGGGTTATTAATATATTTAAATTCATAAATATTTATTCCTAATGGAGATTTACCTACTAATTCAATATCTTCTTTTAAACGAGAATCACTCATCATATAAGCCGATCCAATAGCCCCTGCTATTTGACCGAAAGGAGAAGTCCCTCCTATAACTTGACCTACTGTACCTGAACGCTCTTCGCCGTAAGAACGTATAGGAGCACCTGTAAGAATACTTGATAAGAATCCTAATTGTCCTCTTTCAAATCCTTGTTGTTCTACAAAGTCACGATAATCTTCTAGTAACTGTTGTTGTCTTACTGCTTGTTGTAGCCCACCAAATTGAGTGGCAGCGGCCGCTTCTCTTAATTCTGTCTGCCCTAACTGTGCTTGTAAACCAGGAACAGCTTGAGC